ACGAGCGACCCAATCATCACCATCGCACATGGCTGGAAAGCCGGCTTGCCTACAAGATCCAGGAGCGCGCCTTCGGCGGCCTGAAGGCATCGCTGCGCAAGAGGCTCGAGGACATCGGCGAAACCGGCATCCTGCCCCGGCAGTTGCGCCGCGACGGCAATCGTTTGCTGCCCGGCACCGTCATCACGCGCATGTACGACGACGTCGAGCATCGCGTCCTGGTGCGCGGCCCCGGTGACTTCGAGTACCACGGACAGCGCTTCAAGAGCCTCTCGGCGATTGCCCGTCACATCACGGGCAGCCATTGGTCCGGCCCGGTCTTCTTCGGCCTGAAGTCCGGCGACAAGAAGAAGGACGTGGCATGAGATCGCAGCGACGAACGACAGCAATACCAAGCGCGCCCACGCCGACTCCAATCACGCCGAAGAAGCGCTGTGCCGTCTACACCCGCAAGTCCACCGACGAGGGGCTGGACCAGGAGTACAACAGCCTAGAGGCGCAGCGCGACGCGGGGTTGGCCTACATCGCCAGCCAGCGCCATGAAGGGTGGATCGCGCTCGAAGACGGCTATGACGACGGTGGCTACTCCGGCGGCAACATGGACCGACCCGCGCTGCGCCGGCTGCTGGCCGACATCGAAGCCGGCAAGGTCGACATCGTGGTCGTCTACAAGATCGACCGACTCACCCGCAGCCTGCCCGACTTCGCCAAACTAGTGGAAGTGTTCGACCGCAACGGCGTCTCCTTCGTCTCGGTCACACAGCAGTTCAACACGACGACCTCGATGGGGCGCCTCACGCTCAACATCCTGCTGTCGTTCGCGCAGTTCGAGCGCGAGGTCACAGGCGAGCGCATCCGCGACAAGATCGCCGCCAGCAAGGCCAAGGGCATGTGGATGGGTGGCATGCCGCCGCTCGGCTACGACGTCGTCGAACGCAAGCTGATCGTCAACGAACGCGAGGCGGCCTTGGTGCGCAACATCTTCCGCCGCTATGCCGAGCACGGATCGGCGGCGCAACTGGTGCGCGAGCTGGCGGTCGAGGGCCACACCACCAAGTCGTGGGTCACGCAGGGCGGGCGGCACCGGACGGGGCGCCCCATCGACCAGCAGTACATCTTCGCGCTGCTGCGCAACCGGATCTACCTGGGCGAACTCTCCAACAACGGGCAGCGTTTCCAGGGTCAGCATGAACCGATCGTGCCGCAGGAGCTGTGGGATGCCGCGCACGCTTTCATTGAACGTCGCAAGCAGGCGCCGCGCGAGCACCGGGCCAAGCATCCGGCGCTGCTCGCCGGCCTGCTCTTCGCGCCGGACGGCCAGCGCATGCTGCACACCTTCGTCAAGAAGAAGAACGGGCGGCAGTACCGCTACTACGTGCCCTACCTGCACAAGCGCCGCAATGCCGGCGCGACGCTGTCGCCGGGGGCGCCGGATGTCGGTCATCTGCCGGCCGCCGAGATCGAGAACGCGGTCCTCGCGCAGATCCACGCGGCACTCTCGGCGCCGGAGGTGCTCATCGGCACCTGGCGCGCCTGCCAACGCCACCCCGCTGGCGCGGCGCTCGACGAAGCCCAGGTGGTCGTGGCGATGCGACGCATCGGCGCCGTGTGGGAGCAGTTGTTCCCCGCCGAGCAGCAGCGCATCACCCGCTTGCTCATCGAGCGGGTGCAACTGCACGAACAGGGGCTCGACATCATCTGGCGCGAGGACGGATGGCTCGGCCTCGGGCCCGATACTGGCGCGCATCCGCTGGTCGAGGAATGCGGTGGAGAGGTCGAGGAGGCGCTGGCATGAACAACGACTCTCACGATGCGGCCGCCAATCCCCGCAGACGCGTGGTCCGGGTTGAGGTGGGAAGCGATGCCCGCAGCTACGTCAGCGACGGCCAGCGAGTGACGCTGGTCCCGCTGACGGTCAAGCGCCGGCACAACCGCAAGCTGTTGATCCCGCCGACACCGCAATCTGCTGTCGCGATGGCCGGTGGCCTCGACGTGCCGATGATCAAGACCCTCGGCAAAGCGTTTCATTGGAAACGCCAGATCGACGAAGGTCGCTACGCGACGGCGACCGATCTGGCCAGGGCCCTGAAGCTGGAGCCGGGCTGGGTCGCTGAGGTCCTGCGGCTCACGCTGCTGGCTCCCGACATCATCGAAGCCATCCTCGACGGGCGCCAGCCCCGGCATCTGAACCTGCAGACCTTGCGCGGCCGCCCCGACCTGCTTCCGCGCGACTGGGCCGAGCAGCGCAAGACGCTCGGCTTTCCCAGCCCCGGCAAGTGACCGCCGATCCTCCTCACAACGGCGAGCCGCGTGCTCGCCGTTCGTGCTTGTGGCCATCGGCGAACCAGAAGTTCCTGCGTGGTTCGCCATTTGGTCCCTCAAAGTTTCGCCACCCGAAGCCTGGAATGACACCTGTTCCTCAACAGCGTCATAGGAGGCTTCCATGCCGACAACGGCAAGCACCATCACCCGGTCGCCGCACCAGGCGATCAACAGTCTGTCCCCCGGCGACCGTCGGGTCCTCAACGAGAACGAGCTCGCGCAGCGCTGGGGCTTGAGCCCCAAGACCCTGCAGCGCTGGCGCAGCGAAGGTCGCGGCCCCCGCTACCTGAAGCTGTCCAAGCGCGTCAGCTACCCGCTGGACGCGGTCATCGAGTTTGAGCGCTGCGCCCTGCACGACTCGACGTCCGAGCGCGCGATGCGCTGAGGAGAGATGCGATGAACGATCTGACCATCTTTCCCGCCGACCTCGCCGAGATGTCCGTCGGCCAGCTGGCCTCGCTGCCGCCGACGCAGAAGCAGGAGATCAGCCGCAACCTCGACGAAGCCCTCGACTGGCTCAAGAAGGCGCGCGCCAAGTTCGACGCGGCGCTCGATGCCGCCTATGGCGAACGGGCCAAGGCCGCGCGCATTGAGGCCGGCAAGGACTTCGGCGTCATCCACCTCAACGACGGCCCGCTGCGCGTGACCGTCGACCAACCCAAGCGCGTGTCCTGGGACCAGGAGCAACTCGCGGCCATCGCCCGGCGCATTGCCGCCTCCGGCGAACGGGTCGAGGACTACGTCGACATCGAGTTCTCCGTCTCGGAATCCCGCTTCAACAACTGGCCTCCGGCGCTGCGTGCCCAGTTCGAGGCCGCCCGCACCGTCAAGCCTGGCAAGCCCTCGTTCCGGCTGGCCCTCACCGCGGAGGAATGACCATGACCGCCATCATCCCGTTCCAGTTCGAAGCGCACGCCGTGCGCGTGCAGGTCGATGACGACGGCCAGCCCTGGTTCAACGCCAGCGACGTCTGCGAGGCGCTGGAGCTGGGCAACCCGTCCCAGGCGATCAAGTCCCACGTCGATGCCGATGACCTCCAGAAACTGGAGATCATCGATGCGCTCGGCCGCCCGCAGCGCGCCAACCACGTCAACGAGTCGGGGCTCTACGCCCTGATCCTCGGCAGCACCAAGGATGCGGCCAAGCGCTTCAAGCGCTGGGTGACCAGCGAAGTGCTGCCGGCGATCCGCAAGACCGGCGCCTACGCCGTGCGCGGCGTGCAGCCGGCGCTCCCCGCGCCGACGCAGGACCGCGTGTCGTCGATCCTGTTGATCGGCGACGCGGTCGCGAAGGTTCCGGGCGTGAAAGCCGGCATCGTGATGGCGGCGACGCTCACCTGCATCCAGGAGAACACCGGCATCCAGGTCGAGACGCTGCGCCGCGCGCTGCCCGCCGCCAATGCACCGATCTGCTCGCTCAATGCGACCCAGCTCGGCAAGCTGCTCAGCCTCTCGGCCAAAGCCACCAATCTGCGCCTGGCCAACCACGGTCTGCAGTTCCGCAACGAGCGCGACGAGTGGGAGCTCACCGAGGCGGGCGAAGCCTGGGCCGAGGCCATGCCGTACTCGCGCAACGGCCACAGCGGCTACCAGATCCTCTGGAATCCGGCGGTCGCCGAGCAGCTGAAGGAGGTGGCGTGATGGCGCTCCCCATCATCACCGCCGACCAGCGGCTCGCTGAAAAGCAAGGCGTCAAGCTGGTGCTGCTTGGCAAGAGCGGCATCGGCAAGACCACCCAGCTCAAGACCTTGCCCGAGGCCTCGACGCTGTTCGTCGATCTCGAGGCCGGCGACCTCGCGGTGAAGGACTGGCGCGGGGACTGTGTGCGCCCGACCACCTGGCCCGAATTCCGCGACCTCGTGGTGTTCCTCGCCGGCCCGAACCCGGCGCTGCCTGCCGATGTGCCGTTCTCGGAGGCGCACTACCGCCACGTGTGCGAGCGCTACGGCGATCCCGCCCAGCTGGCCAAGTACGACACCTACTTCGTCGACAGCATCACGGTGCTCGCGCGCCTGGCCCTGATCTGGGCCAAGACCCAGCCGCAGGCCTTCAGCGAGCGCACCGGCAAGCCTGACACCCGCGGCGCCTACGGCCTGCTGGGCACCGAGATGCTGACCGCGCTCACGCACCTGCAGCACGCGCGCGGCAAGCACGTCGTGTTCGTGGCCATCCTCGACGAGCGCATCGACGACTTCAACCGCAAGGTGTTCGTGCCGCAGATCGAGGGCGCCAAGACCGCAGCCGAGTTGCCCGGCATCGTCGATGAGGTCGTGACGCTGGCCGAGATAAAGGCCGAGGACGGCAGCGCGTACCGCGCCTTCGTTACCCACACCCTGAATCCCTACGGCTACCCGGCCAAGGACCGCTCCGGCCAGCTCGAGCTGCTGGAGCCGCCGAACCTGCGCGCGCTGATCGACAAGTGCGCCGCCGCCACCAGGATCCCGACTTACAAGGAGTAAGCCATGACCGCATGGAACGATTTCAACGACGCCGAACAACAACAGAGCTTCGACCTCATCCCCAAAGGCACCGTCGCCAAGGTGCGAATGACCATCAAACCCGGTGCCTATGATGATCCGGCCCAAGGCTGGACCGGCGGCTATGCCACGCAGAGTTTCGACACCGGCTCGATCTATCTCGCCTGCGAGTTCGTGGTGCTGGAGGGCGAGTACGCCAAACGCAAGCTGTGGTCGAACGTGGGGCTGCACAGCCCCAAGGGCCAGACCTGGGCGAGCATGGGCCGCAGCTTCATCCGCGCCGCACTGAACAGCGCGCGCAATGTGCTGCCGCAGGACAACTCGCCGCAAGCCGCCGCCGCACGGCGCATCCAAGGCTTCCACGAGCTGGATGGCATCGAGTTCGTCGCCCGCATCGACATCGAGAAGGATGCTCGGGGCGATCTGAGGAATGTCGTCAAGCTGGCGGTCGAGCCCGATCAACCCGACTACGCGCGTGTCATGGGCCTGCCGACCAAGACGCCTGGGGGTAGCTCCGGCGCACCGGCCGCCGCCATTCCGTCGCGTGCGATGCCCGCCGCTGTGGCCGCCCAACGACCCGCCGTGCCGGGCAAGCCGGCCTGGGCGCAGTGACGGGCGGGCTATGAAATGCTGGGTCTGCAAGCGACAGGCCCGGGGCTTCGGCCACACCGACAACCGCCACGGTGTCGGCGATCCCCGGCGCTACCCCATCGACTGGGTGTTCTGCTCGCGGCGCTGCCAGGAGGCGTTCCACGCGCTCTATGGCAACTGGCTGCGGGTGAAGGAAGGCCGTGCGGACATCGAGGAGGTCGCCATGATCGATCCGTCTGATGTCGAGCTGGCCGCGATGAAGAAGTGCCTCAAGGCCTTCGGCGAGGCGGCCGGCGAGATCGGCTTCGGCAAGCCCCTGGGCGACTACTCCGAGGCCGAAGCGCTGCAGGTCATCGACGCCATCGTCACCTGCTACACGGAAGCGATGGTCGCGCACCACGAGGCGACCAAGTACCCGCCGGTGCGGGGGCTCACGAACCCGGTCAGCGATCCCTTCGCCGACATGAAGGACGATCTGCCGTGGGAGGTGAAGCCGTGATGGACTTCAACTCCTCGGCCAGCCTGTCCGGCCAGGTCACAGCGCTGGTGGACCTCGGGATGCAGCTTGCGCGCTCCCTCCAAGGCACGCGGCAATACCTCGGCGCCTCGCGGCTGGGCGCCAGCTGCGAGCGCGCGCTGCAGTACGAGTACGCGCAGGCGCCGGTCGACCCCGGCCGGGAAACCGAAGGCCGGATGCTGCGCATCTTCGAGCGCGGCCACGTCATCGAGGATTGCATGGTGACGTGGTTGCGTGATGCTGGCTTCGACTTGCGCACGCGCAAGGCCGACGGCGAGCAGTTCGGCTTCATCGCGCTGGACGGCCGACTGCAGGGTCACGTCGACGGCGTCATCGTCGGCGGCCCCGAGGGCTTCGGCTACCCGGCGCTGTGGGAGAACAAGTGCCTGGGCGCGAAGTCTTGGCGCGAGCTGGAGAAGAACCGGCTCGCGGTCGCCAAGCCGATCTACGCCGCGCAGGTCGCGCTCTACCAGGCCTATCTCGAACTGCACGAGCACTCGGCACTGTTCACGGCGGTGAACGCCGACACGATGGAGATCTACGCCGAGCTCGTGCCCTTCGACGCCGAGCTCGCGCAGCGCATGTCCGACCGCGCTGTGAAGGTCATCTCCGCGACCGAAGCCGGCGAGCTGCTACCGCGCTCGTTCTCCGAACCCACCAATTTCGAATGCCGGATGTGCCCGTGGCAGGACCGGTGCTGGAGGACTGTGTCATGAGCCACTCACCACTGGCACAGGTGCTCGGGGAGCGCCTGATCGATGCGCGCGAGGCTGCGCTGAGTCTCAACCTGCCGATGTACTGGCTCACGCATGCAAAGGAGCGCCAGCGTCTTGGCCTGCCGCACTACCGCGTCGGCAAGCTCGTGCGCTTCAAGCTGAACGAGCTCGTCGCGTGGATCGATGCCCAGCAACCGCAGGCGCCGGAAGCGGCGCGGAAGGAGGAGGCAGATGCTGGACTTCAATGACACCGCACTTTCCGAGGAGCCCGCATCGACCGCCGAGCGCGATGTCGTTCGCGCCGAACTGATCTCGCGGCTGGAATCAGTCCTGTCCGCGCTGTTCCCCGCGGGCAAGAAGCGCCGGGGCAAGTTCCTCATCGGTGACGTGCTCGGCAGCCCGGGCGATAGCCTGGAGGTCGTGCTCGATGGCGAAAAGGCCGGGCTTTGGACGGATCGCGCAACCGGTGACGGCGGCGACATCTTCGATCTGATCGCGGCCTAC